TTGGTTCAGAAGGTTTTTTTGTGCGATTTCAGAATTGTCCAAATCCATGGAGGCTTCTGGAGGCTCGCACTGCCTCAAATCGTTAGCTAGGTTTTCCTCGGTATTTTTGAAACAAAATTCCTAAAAACATAGCTGCAGCACTTCTCAATCTTGCACTCGTTTCAGAATTAAAATTAGCAAGATATGAATTCATATTATCTAGGTAACGTTCTTGTTTTCGCTCGTTCAACTTACCTAGCATAGCTCGAAAGACTTCTCTGGCTTCAGGTCCCGACTCGTTCATGTCGTGAATAAGATCATTGGCTTGTTCTTGTGGTAAAGATGTGGGATCTTTCGACTCTAAGATTTTGTCTCGAGTTTTGAGAGCAAGATCTTTGAGTTTTTCTTTGATAAGAGCTTTCATGTTATTTTTATAATCAGATAAATCAGGAGATTTATCAAGTTTTTTCCTTAAATCATCATCAACTATGGTTAAATCAGACTCCATAGTTTTATCTTTTTTGATTTCACCTTTTATCATGGCAGCGAAAGTCAAAGAATTACTATTTTGTTGCGCAGATGTTGCCTGATATGATTGTAATTCTTCAAACCCCGCCGGGTAAACGACCGGAAAGTTCGGAGATGAGATCCGTTGTATGACTTTGTTATATGCTCCAATATCCCCTCCCCAATCGCGCATATCATAAAGCCAACTACTAGTATTAGGTATCCATTCTAAAACCATCCGTATGCAGACTTTAAAAGTCGACACACTATTAAGCCCTTCAAACATCATGTACATCTTTCTAGTAGCCGATAGAGCGGATTGTGATGTTTCGAAAGTCAAACCCTCTCCTCCTGTTAAAGGTATCCAAACCAACTTATATAAATTTTCTCTGACAAATGGTATCATTTTCCACTTTGACTGTCCTTGTAAGGTATTTAAAGGTGGGCATATCGCGTCTGAGGCTGAATATAAACCTAAAACTGCTGAGCCTGTAAGGCTGGTTATCGAGCCAGTGGGTATGACCGTAGCTATAGTCGCAACTGGTCTGAAAGGTCTGCTGTTAGTCACAGGATAAGCTCCGAAATAGCTCCATGTGCCGGTAGTACCATTGGTGCAGTCAGTTGTTGGAGTATTAGAGTATCGAATGACATATTGGTTGTTAGCTTCGTATGGGTCGATCATAACAATAACATCAGTCCCTGTAGGAGTAATATCTAACTCTGCTGTCCATATCATCCTTGCAGACGACATACCTGCAGGATAAAGATGTGAAAATGGGAATCTAGGTGTGATTATTTTATCTAAATAAGCTCGACTGAGTCTTTCTTCTTTTGTTTCTTCTCTAACAACTTGGCCTACTTTCTTACTATTATTATTAAAAGTCAAAGAATTGACTTTCCTAGTCAGATTGGCTACAAGGTTCCTTACATTTTGATTATTGCCATCATTTACTTTCTTAAATTTCTTTTTGTTTCTCTTTTTAAACGGTTTCTTAACGTTCATACTTTTATTAAAGTTTAATCCCTTCCCTCCTACCCTTCCAACGCAAGATTTGTTATCTATGGAAATGAATTCAATGTCTCTTAGCTTTTTGGAAGTTTGCAAATCTTCACATTCTTTCTGAGTGAGAAAATGATCCAAATGTGGTGGAGGGTTGCACGCTTTAAATTCCCATCGATCAAATATTTTATAATCTTCAAGTTTCTTTTTTGAGACTTGTTTTCCATTCGGGAGAGAGTCGAACCATTCACGAACTAATCCTTTTAATGGTATAGCTCCGCTAGTTTCTAATCCAAGCTTATAGAGATATTGGATTTCTCCTTCTGTCAAGTTCTGTTGCAAACTGTTTTGAGCTATTGTTCCAAATAACATTTTACTAAAAGCCCTTGTAATATGTACATTTTTGTCTGCTCTCGAAATCATAAACCTCCTAGATAGAAAGTCTAGTTCTTCTATCTCCACAATTTTGAGTGGATTAGCTAAAATTCCAGCTAAGTTATCCTCTCCATAAGAATTCACAAGCTTGAATTTAATTTCTATTGAGCTCTTGCGCTCGCAAACCAATGCTATGTCATCGCCTGATATATATAAATAAAGATCTTTTCTAGAATTGAGGGAAGATAAACTTTCATTCAAAGCTGTTAAAATATATAGAAGCACCCTAACAGAGTTTCCAAAGGTTGTTCGAGTGGGGTGTCCACTAAAAGTGGTTCCAGAAATTGTTCCTCGTATAGGTGTCTCTTTGTTTTCCTTGAAAACATATTTAATTTTCTCCAATTCTAAGTGATGTCTTATAAATTTTGCTTCTTGATCATCAAAGCCTAGTTTGGTCAGATAAGGCGCAATAGCGCGAGCTAATTTAATATCTGCTTTTTGTATATAATCTGCATGTTGGTATGCGTCGTGAGAAGATCCATCTAAGCAGATGGCAACAGGGTCTTCTAAAGAAAAAATTTCTCTAGAAAATTTCTCCGATAATTGTTGGTCGGAATATCCGCAAATGAAGCCTGGATAAACTATTTTAAGAGTTTCTATTAGAATTTTGTTAATCGATCCTAACATAGGTTTAACTCCTATGGGAGGGTTAAAAATGCATCTCGGACGCCACTTTTCTTTTCCTTTTTCCTCAAGGATTAACTCATTCCTTTTAATCAACAACTCATAAGGGCGATTGTTCCTAACCCAGGCTCCTCGATTAAGGTATTCTTGCTTGTACAAATTCTTTTGTTTGGTAGAAACAAGATTATCAAGGTAAAATTTCAAGCAATTGCCGCTATACTCTTCTGCTTTTATCTTAAAAGACTCTAAAAAAGAATCTAAGAAAGAATCACTAGTTCGATCGAATGCTGAAATAAAAATTCTCGACGGTTTTAAAATAGCCGATCCTTGTCTCCTTAATACCGCGATAGCGTTAGGGACCCCTTTTGAAAAGTAAGTATAATTATATTTTTTGTTTTTCTTAGAGATCAAATTTCTAGTTAATTTATGCGGAATATAGGCTTTTGACATCTTTTTCAAAAGAATTTGGACGTTTCGATTGGTTATAGCTGGTCTTTGAATTAACTCAGTTTCAATAATTTTACCTCCCACGCCATTAAAAAGTTTTTGTTCATAAGGCAACTTCAACAATGTTTTCAATATAGAATTCCCTTCCCTACATTGAATATCTTTCTCTTCAATGCCGCCGTAGTTTGGAATTTTAAGAACAAAACTGTAATAAATTTTCCTTTGGATTAAAGTTTTAGTGCTAGGCGGAAGTTTATCGACCATCTTATTCAGTCCATAGCTCGCGATCAATGGAATAGCTCCACATAAAAGTCGAAAACAGAATTTCCCATTAAGTCTCATGAGAGTATTTCCATAAGGGAGTTTTGGTAGAACTTTTAGGATTGTCTTTGCCAAATTATCAATTCCAAAGTTATAAGTTAGCAAAGAAATTGTAGCTACATATGGAAGAAATTTAGCGGCTTTGAGTATTATTTTTACATAATCAAACTTTCGAAGAGATTCTCGGCCCAGTGTTAACATATTTCCTTTAGCAATTTGCATTATATTTGAAGAATTGACATTATGGTAATCGAAAGTAAAAGGTGTTAAAGCTACCGAAAAATTTTTGAGTATCACATTTAAATTCATCTCGTCTTCATTGAATTCGTCGTAAAAAGATGGAGTCAATGATAGAACAAGGAATTCTGTTTCTAATCTCAAAGGTCGATAGATCATCTTGCGTGCCATTGTCTTTAAATTCTGATTCATATCCCTATAATAGTTATCTGAATTAGGTTGATAGGTTGAATGAACTGCTTTTGCATTTAAGCGGAAAATGGTACTTTTAAAATCTTTGTAATCCCAGTAAGCTTCTGTTCGCGAATCCAAATTTGAAAGCAAACTATCTGTATTTTTTGTAACTTTACGAAATCTTTCGAGTTCATTTCGAATATAATTGGGGACTTGAAAGTATTTTCTACTCTGTTCATCGTAGTACAAGCTGAGGTTGGTAGTTAACACCTCATACATGAATAGAGGGTGTGTCTCTTGGGCACTTCTTGTTATTTCTATAGTAGCGGTTTTGTAGCTGCTAAAATAGCCAACTTCATATCTATCTTTTTCTACTAAATAGTGTCCATCTTGTAGCGAAAATACAGAAACGTCTCCTAAATCTAAAGGAGCTGTATGGGAATAAGTTTCTGAATTGTTTTTAGGTTTCGACTGAACTAAAAACAGGTAGTCACTTTTTACAAGAGAGTAAAACCCTTCGTTATCATAATATGGATGCTCTCCTTCAACTGGTAAGTAAGACATATAAGACGTCCAAACTGTGTAGCCGTCTTGTTTTCCCTTTTTAAGATAATCAATAACTCCTGGATAATATATCGAATCAAAGCTTGTCATCAATGTTCGTTGTGCGCTTTGAAAAGTTTCAGTGTAACGGT